TCAGCCGCGTTGTAAAAAATTGGCCAATAACGCATGGCCCTGGCGCGTGAGTATCGACTCAGGGTGAAACTGTACCCCCTCCACATCAAGGGTACGATGACGAAAGCCCATGATCAGCCCGGGCGTTACGTCATCCTCGGCGGTCCAGGCGGTCACTTCTAGGCAGTCGGGCAGGCTCTCCTGCTCAACGACTAATGAGTGATAGCGCGTCACTTCCAACGGGTTTTCCAGCCCGCTGAACACTCCCTGCCCACGGTGTACCACGGCCGAGGTTTTACCGTGCATCACCTGGGGTGCCCGCACCACTTTGCCGCCGTACACCTGGCCGATGGCCTGATGCCCCAGGCAAACGCCCAAAATAGGCAGTTTGCCCGCAAAATGCTCGATGGCCGCTAGCGAAATGCCCGCCTCGTTGGGCGTACACGGGCCGGGCGAAATCACCAGATGGGTAGGCGCCAGGGCGTGCATTTGCTCCAGGGTAATCTCATCGTTGCGGTAGGTCACCACCTCGGCATTCAGTTCACTAAGGTACTGGACGATGTTAAACGTGAAGCTGTCGTAATTATCCAGCATCAACACTCTACAGTGCTTAACAGATTGAAATTGATAAATTTCGTTTGAATCTAGCTTCATCGTTACCCAGCTTGTTACCCAGGTTGGCTATCGGTTGAGCGTTACCGCTGCATTGATGTGATTGTATCGTCTGAGAGTGGATGCCGCCATGCCAATAGAGTGCAGCGGATTTTGAATCCGCTGCTGCGATTATCAAAGGCCGCGCTTGCACAAGGCTTTGCTGAACAATCAACCGCTTAGCGATTTACACCTGTTGCACACAGCGCATTGGTCGCATGTAGTCTGCGACCAAAACGCGACCAACCCTCAACCCACCCCGGTAGACGGCTCGCCCATGCCCTGGCTATACTCGCCTAAATAACTGTACAGATAACCAGTTTCAGAGAGGCGATGATGTCAGAGAAAACCTATGCGGCGTTGGTCGAGCGCGTTAAGCGGAAGATCAATTCACCCTCCGCACAATCTGAGAACTGCACAGAGATACAGCGCCAGCCGGACGACACAGCAGAAGATTGGTCGCGGCTGCTTGCTGATCTCGGCACTGTTGAGAACGTCACCATGGTGCCGCTTGACGAGACTGCCGAGCATGTCAGGATACGGTGGAACCCAGCCGAGGCGATGTGATTCATGGATGAACGTTATCGCGCCACTGTGTGGCGAAAGAAATTAGAGCGAGGCCGCAACGGGTGGCGGCGCTTTACCTCCGCTTCACTACCGCGCTGTGTAATTGAGTTCCATATCATCCACAAAGGGTATCTCTACAGTGGAAGACACGGCACGTTTAGTTTTGATCCAGAGGAAGGTCGCACACCTGGCACTGTGGCTTATGTGCTAAATCGAAGGGATTTGATGACAGAAGGCGTTTGGCGAATGGCGCGAAATCCAAATGGGGAGTGGGGAATGGTTCGCCGTCCCTGGCGTTGATCTTAGCTAGAGCCGATTCCCATGTTTTTGACGAGCACTTTCTCGGATGCTTTCAAACTCCAGAATCCAGGGGTCAGCGCTTTGATTAGCCCTATGGATTTTCACCACGCGTGGTATCGCTTCGCCTGCAATCTCTCGCAAAATGCTGGATGACCCGACTCGGGCATTTTCTTCATAAGAATATCGAAGAGAGGTGAACGCATCACCGCGCTTCTTCAACATATCCTGATCACCCTTATCAAAAATTTGATTTCTTATATCGTCTGGTAGCTGAGCGGCTAATTCGTCAAGACGGTGGGCCCTGCTCCCCAATTTCGAAAGGATAGGGCCTCGATCGTAACGAGCATATGATGTGCCTGAGCCTGAAGTTTCTACCAAAAAAAAGCTTTTTATCAGAATTTCGAGTGATAGTGCTGCATTGACTTCAGCCACTCTCATTTCACCAGATGCCTCAAGGATGAAAGAAGAAACGTAGTACCTCCATGCTTCCTCTACTGGCCACGCAGCATACGAAACGCTTTGATCCATTGGTCATCCCATTAAGTAAATGTCATCATTACATTAGTGCAAATGCCATCCATGGCAAATTTCATCTTTATTCGAGGCACAAAAAAAACCGCTCAAGGCGGCTCATGTGCTGTTGCGTTTTGTTGCTCTCAGAGCAAAGCCGCCTCCCTGAATAACTCGTCCACCCCCTCTGGCGTCAACCTTAGCGAGCTGTACAGGTCGTTCACCCACGGCGCGACCCGCTCGATAGTCGTTGCATACTCCCACTCAATCTCGGCCACCTGACGCTGCTGCTCGTCCTCAATCGCGGCGATGGCATCGGTAACGCTGGTGAGCAATCCATGCTTGGCCAGCACCAAGCGCGCCTGCCGTGGCGTAATCGCCGCGCTCGCTCGCCAGCGCTCTAGCTGCTCGATGCGCCGCTGTTCTTGCTCTTCCGGGGTCAACGGTGCGGGTGGCTCTGGGGCGTCGTCGGGGTGGTCGTTGGTGGGCGGTTCGGGCATGCTCAGGCGTAGATCGATCCAGCGCCCTTCGGGAATATCCATGGGCTGATCGGCCACGACGTCGCCCGTATCAGGGTCGATGCGCTTGGAGAACGTGCACACGGTGATGGTGCCATCGTCTGCCTGCTCGGTGTCCACTACGCATAGGCGGTTGCCGTTGGCGTCCTGGGGCACTTCCACCGTCCAACCTGCTTTGGAAAATCCCAGTGAGCCGGTGATGGTGTAAACGCCTACGGCGTCGTGGGTGGCGGTTACTCCTTGGGCTTCATAATTTGCCGCGCCCGCTCCGGCGCTAATAAAGCTCTCTCCATCGCTGGCACTCTGTGCGTGATTCGCTAAGCGAAAAATTGGCGAGGCTGCTTTAATAAAACCGTTACTATCAACCGTGGTATTTCCTGTGTCACGGCAACGTAAAGCAGGCTCCCATCCACTGTTCTCGGAGTATTTACGTCGATGAAAGAGACCGGGCGATGAAGTCCCAACAAATACATCTACTGCCGACCCTGTCGAAAAAATGATTCTCGCACCGGAGCCAGCCGTTCCATATGCAGATAGCGACGACGACGGAATGCGAAAAAACTCCGTTTCCGTGATCGCTGCCATCTCTTCTTCAGTGCCTTTATTTACAAACGTCCCCCCAATACCTGCATACCCTTTAGCCATTAAGGAACCGCCACCACCAACCACGCTTCGGGCTAATAGCGCCGAGCTGCCGTCCACTGCCTTGTTGGCTACGCTAGCAATCTGCAACGCCTGCTGCAGCGCGCTGAGATTGCCAATCGGCGCCGCTGAGAGCGAGTCGATCAACGCCAGGTTACCAAGCGTGCCGCTCTGCCCTACATCGATGCCGCCTTTCAATACATTGATGAGATCCTGCGTCAGCCGCCCGACCTCAGCCAGCCATTCGTTGGTTTGATCATAGTTCGTGGGTGCTGCCATGGTGTTGCTCCTTAGCCGTAGTTGGCTGGTAATGTACTGGTGCTGATCACGATGATTTTGTTGGGCACGTCTTGTAGGTAATTCCAACCGTCTGAGTTGCCGTAATCGCCTGCTGCAACGTAAGAGACTTCGGCGTTGCCGCCTGTGATACGCACCGCGTCTTTGTAGGTGACCGGTGCGCCGCCCTGCTGTGAGGTGGTGATCACTCGGTTCAAGGTTTTGCAGAGCGCTCGGTTGCTGCCCACACTGCCCGCGTTATAAGTGGCAGTACGGTTAGGCGTTCCCGCTGGTACGTTGAGAAAACCAACCACCTCCATTAAGTACCAGTCGCTATGGAAGACGCGGTTGCCTTGAGCGCTGAAGATCTCTAGGCCGCTGTTACCGCCTGGGGCGTTCCATTGATCGAAGAGGTAATACTGGATTTGAGCGTTAGCGGTGTTTGTAGTGAATTTGACGTAGGTACGCCCGGAACTGCCGTATTGCGGGAAGTTCTGCCCGGTGGGCTTGATGATCTCCACAGCGCAAGGCGTGGACGACTGCACCGCGACCATGGGGTGGTTAATACCAGTGATGTCTAACAGCCCTACATAGTCAATCCAGTTAAACGCGTTGATGTTGCACGACACCTGCCCTGACTTGCGCAGGCTGTACACAACGGCCTCGTTGTCGATCTGCAGCACGTCGCCATTGTTGGTGAAGACCTGAAAACCGGCTGGCATTAGAAAATCCCGTAATTGAGGTAGCAGTCACCCGCGTAGCTTTCATAGCTGAGCGTGGCCGCTTTCCATGCCCGGACGGTGTCGGCATCCCATACCCAACTGAGTGTTGTGCCCGACAAACTCACTGCCGGGCCTAGCGCTGCCCAACCGTCGTAATACGGGCGGGAGTTGCCGCCAGGAGTAAAAAAGTAGAACAGCTCGCCATTGGCTAGCCGCCCATCCTGCAAACTGCCGTTCACGTTCGACGGCACGCTACCGCCCGCCGTGAGGTTGAACGATGGGAAGTAGACGCGCCCCAGCACCTTGGGTAATCGCGTGGTGATGCTCAGGCTTAAGGTGCCATCGGCGCGCCATGTTTGAAGACCGACAGGCATTACCACATCCCCAGCCTGACTCGCAGGCGTCCGTTACTGTCGTACACCCGCATGCCGCTACCGTCTTGCTCCACTCGGTTACCTGAGGCTGCCGAGTTCAGCTCAAAACCGCCGTGGGACCAGAACGCGAACGCGGGCCGCCCGTTGACTTGCGCCGATGACACCAAGGTGGTGACCTCGAAGAGATCCGCACGCAGCTTGCCGTTTTCAAACGCCAGCGATCCGTCAGCGGCGCGCAGCTTGGTGATGGTCAGTTGGTCGATAAAGGCTTCGGGAATGATCACCCGCCCATCACTCACGACGAACGCGGTCACCAGCTGGTTATTGACCGGGTTAAGAATCGCAAACTGATTGGCAATGCCGATGATTTGCGCCTGCCCACCTGCGACCTGAATACCCACGACGCCGCGCACACCGTTGACGTTCACCGTGGTCACTGCCTGGGCTACGGCACCGGTGTTAGGGTCGTAGACCGCCGCCAGCTCTTGGCGCACGCTGGCGGATTCTTGCTCGAACTCGACGCCCACTTGGGTAATCTGCTGCGCCAGGGCGCTCTCCGCGTCGACTCGCACCACGTTCTCAACGTCCACCACCGCATTACCAAGCGCGTTTTGCGCCTGCAGCGTGGCGTTTTTAATCGCCTGGGCGAGCGTATCGAGCGCGATGGTCTGGCTAACGTTCTCGATGCTGGCGGTGTTATCGACCACGGTTGACGTTAGCGCGGTCACACTATTGGCGATGGCTTGCTGATCGTTGGCCAGCACCGCCAAGTCTTCCGTGAGCGACGCCGTTTTGCCGTTGAACGTCACCTCAAACTGCGTGATCTGCTGAGCCAGCGCGAACTCCTCGCTGACGCGCACGCTATGCTCCACATCCAGCACGGCATTACCGAGGGCGTTTTGTGCCTGCAGCGTGGCGTTATTAATCGCCTGGGCGAGCGTATCGAGCGCGATGGTCTGGCTCACGTTCTCAATGTTGGCGGTGTTATCGCCCACGGTGGACGTCAGCGCGGTCAGGCTGTTGGCGATGGCCTGCTGATCGTTCGCCAGTACCGCTAAATCCTGAGTTAGCGATGCGGTTTTGCCGTTAAACGTGACTTCTAACTGCGTGATCTGCTGAGCCAGCGCGAACTCCTCGCTGACGCGCACGCTATGCTCAACGTCGAGCACGGCATTACCGAGGGCGTTTTGCGCCTGCAGCACGCTGGCTTGGATCTGCTGCTCGAGCGCGGTGAGTTCACCGTTAGCGAGGGCGTCGCGGGCGGACTGCAGGGCTTCCGTTGCATCGGCTCGGGTGCTATCCACCGTGATCGTTAGGTCGCCCACGGTATCGGCTAGGCCGTCTAAATCACTTTGGAATTGATCAGCAATGCCCCCCGGCTTATAGATCTCGTTTTCGAGATAGGCGAACTCCTCATCAAAGTTGTTTGTGGTGATCACTTCCACGCGCAGGAATGGCGACGCGCCATAGGCGTTCACGCTCTGCACGAAGTAGTAGTAAGTTGTGGCGGCAGAAAGGCCGGTGTGTGTAAATGTCAGGCCATCGCCCAGATACTCCGCCTGGGGCTGCGTCGCGGCTTCGGATTGCGTGACGTAAAAACGGTAGTGGCCACCGCCGAGAGATTCGCCCGGGGGCATTACGGGCACCAGGGTGATCTCACGGTTTCCCACGGTAGTGATCACGCGGTCTGGCGTCGCGGGTACGTTTACGGTGAAGTTAATCACCGCAGGGCCAGACTGCCCCAGCCGCCCACGCGCCCGCACCTCAGCGGTATAGCTTCCCGCTTCCAGCCCACCCACGTCACAGCGCTCAACGCCTGCGGGCACTTGGGCCGCTTGCACGGCCACGCCGTCGCGTTTGATCACCACGTTGTAGTGCAACGCGGCGTCTACCGGATTCCACACCAAACGGCCTTGGATGACTTCGCCCACGTTTTGCAGCACGTACTGCAGGCCCGTAGGCGAGCCGATGCCGCCCGTGGGTAGCTGGATGAAGCCAAAGGGGTCAAAGGGTTGGCCCACGGCGTCGTCGTAGATCTCGGGTTGCTCTTGCTGCAGCGTGACGCGGCAGCCGTTTTCGCCGCTGAAATCCCAATCAACCACGCGGAACTCACCGCTGATATTCAGCGTGGGCAAGGCCACCTGCACCACCCGGCCCGGGCGGCAGGCGTAGCCCCGGAAGTTCAGCGGTAGCTCTAACGTGCCCCCGGCCCGCTTCCGACGTAGCGCGATATTGGCGAGGCGTTGAGCTTGGTAGGGGCTGCTGACGAAACGGAGATCTAGCGTATCCTCGATCTCCTCCCCATCTTCGGCCACCCACTCGGCAACGCTCACGGCGGGATAGTCGGTTTCGGTCCAGCGCTGCTGGGGAGAGATGAATTTGCCGCGCATGGTGTTCACGGCATCGGCGCGTGATACCTCGGTTTGCCCGGTAACGGTCCCGATCACCATGTCTTCATCAATGGTCAGCTCATAAGGGCCGTAGTACGCACCCACTTGCAGGCCGAACTTACCGCCCACGCGAATCAGCGAGCCCGCGCACGCGGCCTCTAAATCAGCAAGCACGCGGTCTTTACGCTCGTCAGCTTTGAAGCCACCGCTGACGGTATAGCGGCGCTCGGTGCTGCCGTCTGGGTTCGTGACGATCTCATCGCACACGTTCGCGGCATCGATGAACGTATCCCACAGGATCTCATCATCGGGCACATGCAAACGGTGGCGGATGTACCACAGGATGACCAGCGCGGCGTTGTTGGTGTAGCCGCTGGTTTCTGTGCGCGGGTCGTAAATATCGTTACGGCCTCGGTACTCAAACAGCAGATCCGGAATGCCGCTGGCGAAGTAGTCCGGGTCGTACTTGAGCGTTACACGCACCCAAGAAAGATCGCGCCCTACCTGACTGTTTTGCCAGTCCGGGCTATTCGCCAGCATGTAGGCATCGGGGGCAGTGGCGCCGGTGATGAGCTGGTATTCGATGCGGTCACCAGCATTCGCCACCGGCTCTTGATCGACGTAGATCTGATCAAGGCCTGCGATGGTGCCCTCTGTCAGCACGTACACCAGGTGCAACCGTTCGTTCTCCTGCTGCTCGCCCGGCTGCTCTTGCGCCCACGCTAACAGCGCGCCGGTACCGGCGCGGCCAAATACATAGCGGGCGGGCTCTTTGGAGCTGCGGATAACCTGCTTTAGCTCATTGCCTGAGGAGGTCGCGCCTACGCTCGGGGGCTTGGGCATGAGCGCGCCAAAGACCTTTTGCAGCGGCTTGGCGACGATGTTGAACACTTTGGTGACCGCTTTAACTGCGCTACTCATTCCCGACGCTCCAGCAGATTAGCGGCTCAGCGCGCACGCGGTGCACGCCGTCATCAGTGACCGCCCAAATGGCATTGGCCCACACCACGCCTACGCAGCGGCCGTTCTCGCTATCGAACAGCACCACGTCTCCCCGCTGCCGCATAGCAACTGGCACGCGCTTAAAGCAGGCATCCCAAGCGCCCTCTAGGCTGCCGTGGGTATTACGCAACACGCGCTTTGCGCCGATCTCGGTGGTGTAGCGGCCCCGGTATTTCGCGGCGGGGTCAATGCCACAAATGGCAATGCAGCAATCGGCGGCGAACAGGCAGCAATCAAATTCGCCCCACGAAAAAGGCCGCGCATTGGCGGCCTTGATGGTGTTGTGAAGCTGGGTGGTCCAGTCTCTATAGCGTGGCATGGGTTACCTGTACGTGAAGTTGGGCGCGTCGCGCTTGGCCCCCCAGTAGATGGGCCAGTCTGAGAGCTGGGCAACGGCGAAAAAGAAGCGGTCATCTTGGTGGCGGGAACGGTGGTTCTCGTCGGTCCAGCGCTCGGTACCGCCGCGCTGCCAATCCACCATGCGGTCGGTGATGGTCACGCTAATGGCGTTGTCGTCCTCGCTGCCGCCGTAGCTCAGGTTAGCGGCGTCCATCTTGCCGCTGAACAGGATGTCTGCCGCGTAGGTGCCGTCTTCGTCGTAGGCCACCACCATGAGTTTGCCGAAGCGCCCCCGGCAACGATCTTGCAGAGTGGAGGCGACAATGGTGGGATCTAACCCGGATAGCGTGAGGGTAACCGCTGCCGGAGAGCCGCTGTCGAGTTGTTCCCGGGCGGGCGAGACGTTGCCAAAATCACCCACACCGTCGAACGTGAACCCATCAATCACTAGCGGGCCAATGCCCGTGTGTGCCCGGGCGATGCCATCTTTAAAGTGGAGCTCAGCGGCGTAGACCATACGCACCGTGGGGCGCGCCAGCAGATCTACGACCGCTTCGCTAAAGGGGAACACTTGCATCAGAACGCCTCCCGACATTCGAGCGACCCGCTCGCGAACAGCGCTTGCACGTCGATCATCTGCTCGTCTTGCATTAAGCGCATGACGGCATAGGGCTGTTGGTAGTTCACGTCGGCACCGTTGGCGGGTGGCGTACGCAGCCAGGGCGAGACGGCCACCACCGCCACCCCCTGGGCATTACTGGTCACGTCCTCGAGCACTTCCAATAGCTGGTCGTTGACGGTGATGTAATCGCCCATGCGTAACACGGTCACCTCGGGGTTCCAGTTGCGCGTCACTAGCTGCGCCCCTGCCTGCCCGCCACCATCCACCACAGCATCACCGACAAAGGGGCCGGGTGGGCGTGTCCATGGGCGTAGCCGAAACGTGCCCGCCCTGCCCTGCAGCTTGCCGATGAACGTAGAGAACACGCGTTCTTTCTCGCGGTTGAGCGTGGGAAAGTTCAGCGTGCATTTCCAGTACGCCCCCGGCGCGCCGGTGATCTGCTGTGATTGGGAAAAGGGCGACGTGAACGCCCGGTTATTGAACACCCGCCCCCACGTCATGCGGCGCGGCTTAATCTCTGCTGGCCAGTTGATCATGGTTTTATCGCCAGTGTGTATAGATGTCAGGATTCCCAAGCCAACCATTGGTGTTAGGCTTTTATATCAACACAATAAATGGGAATCATTATGAGCAATAATGAAATGACAGAAACGCAAGCGGTCCGCCAAATCACAACCATCCTTTGTGGATTTGCAGCACAACTACAGGCTCAAGATAGAGAGACTTTCCAAGCTAACTTGGCAACCGTTAGGGATAAGTGCCAGCGAGAAGGTAACGGAACTCAAATTGTGGATGTTATTCAGCAGGCTATGGATCAGCATCTTTAAGCTTCGGTGATTTAGGGCTGACCGTTTTGATATGAAGCACTGACGTATCAAGACGGTCTATCTTTTTTTTCATATCACCTAGTGATTTACCCACTCTATTTTTCGTTTTCATTTCAAACTCCTAGCTGCCTTCTAAGTTTTCCGTTCGTGGCAAAATCCTGCCCGACCGTGTTAATCGCCTCCCGCACAGCACGATTCACAGCAAGCTCGGTCGCCGCGGGGTCAGTAGCGCCGCGGGCATCCACATGAATCACCGGCGACCCCATGCCGCCGCCAGCGCCAGCACTATCCCCCGGCCTATTCATCTGGCTTTCTACCCGCGCCAGCGTCGCGTCCAGCTTGGCGCTGGTGTCTGCCGTGGTGACGCGTTCACCCTTTTGCAGTAGCCAAGTGCCGGTCTCTGGGATGGAGTCGATACCATCGTGGGCCATGCCTGCTAGGTTGGTCCCTTGAATGGTGGTCACGATGCCAGCGGTAGCCGCTGCCACACTCGCCATGGCGGGAATATTGGCCGGGAATGGCAGCGCGGCCGCGTTAGCGATGCCTTGTTGAATCGAGATGATGGCAGAGGCAATGGCGAACGCCTTCTCAGCGGCGAACATGGCCTTGAAAATGCCGCTCTGCTCGCCGGCGAATTGCTCAGAGATACTTGCTAAATCACCGAACAGACTTTCCGCACCTGCGAGTTGGGCCATTTGCCGCGCTCTCTCAATACGCGCCAGCTCGTTTTCGTGCTCCTCTTTCAGCGCCCGCTCTTGCTCGTCCCACTGCTCAGTCAGGTCGGCACGTTCAGAACGGAACTGCTCGAGCATTTCTAGCTGAGTGGCGTACCACTCTTGTAGCTTTTCCTCTGCTTCGTCGATCTTATCCAGCTCACCGAACGGCCCGCCGATGGTCGCATCTAGCCCGCCGTACTCTGGGGCATCTACAAACGCAGCCTCGGCAATGCGGGCGGCGGTTTCGGCGTACTCGTCGCTGGCCACGTTGACGGCATCGAGCACGGCGAGGCGTTCGTGTAGCTGGTCGGTGAGCCGCTCTTCGGTAGTGCGGAGGTCATCGAGGAGGTTTTGATAATCCTCGGCGGCTTTTTCACTGGCTTCGTACGCGGCAACTGATTCAAGGGCAGTGCGTGCAGCAGCCAACTGGCTGTCGGTAGCGCCTTCCTGAGCGAGCTTGTATAAAACCAACTCGTCTTCCGCCATGCCCAATGTGGCTGCTTGTAGCTGTAGCGCGGCTACCTGTTCAGCAATTGCTTTTGCAGCGCGCTCACTTTCCGAGCTTGAGCGACTTGAAGGCGGATCATTATCCTCTCCACCACCCCCCAAGCCTGACATGATCTCGTCATACTCTTTTAAGACTTCACTTCCTGCTCCTATGTCAGCAAGCAGTTTTCCTAGCTCTCCGCGCAGCTCTCTTCCTCTAGCAACGTCTTCTGCAGTTGCTACTGGGAGAGCACCACCGTATTCATCAAGCTGACCAGATTCTCTAACCAGCTGACTAACTGCTGCTAGCTCTGTACCCAGCTTGCCAGCCTCTAGCCGCATCTCCGTAAGATCGCCAACAATACTGGCACGACGGTTTTCTTGCTGGGCACGAGTAAGGCCCTGAAAAGCCCCAGTAAGCTCATCCACATCTATTGATGCTTTGTAAGCCTCATCCCTCGTTAACCCCAGCTCTTCTCTAAAAGAAAACATGACGCCTGTTGCAGCGCCAATGACGGTCAAAGCTAAACCTAACGGACTGGCTCGGATGGCGGTATTAAGCGCCCACTGAGCAATAGTCGCGGCGTTTACTGCGGTTCGATAAACCCCATAAGCTCCAGCAGCACTCGCAGCCCCCACCGCTACGCCGCTCAGTATTTGCAACTGAAGATCATAATCGCCTGCATGGAATGCCCTGGTGACTGAGTTAATAGAGTCAGCCATATCATTCAGCGCAGGAGCTAGCTTGATGGCCACCGCGTTACCCATCGCTTCAGCAGATAAACCAATGCGTGCTAAAGCGTCGTTAGCTTGCTCAATGGCGGCGGCATCCATCATTGAGACTGATAGCCCATAATCCTCAATCTCTTGACGGGCGTTACGAATAGCGTCTCCGCCTTTCAAAAATAGCTCTGTCGCGCCGCGCTGCTCAAAGCCGAGCTGCTGCAAATGGCGCGCAGCCTCTTGAGACGAAACACCAGAGTCTCGGATGCGGTCAGCGATATATGCCAGCTTTTCATCAACGTCCATGTCCTGCATTTCTTGCAGGTTCAGGTTGAGGCGCTCAACTGTTTTTAGCGCTGGGCCACCGTTCATTTCCACCGCGCCCAGTCGACGGTTCATACGGTTCAGAGACGCCTCCATGCCATCTAAACCGTTATCAGACGCCGCCATATTGACAGCGCGCAAGCCGTCGATGGTGCCCTCTAAAGAGCGCGCCAGCTTGGCATTCGCGTCGATAGTATCCATGTTGGATTTGGCATACGCATAAATGCCAGCAGCAGCAGCGGTAGCGCCTGCAGCTAACGCAGCAATTCCTGCGCCTGCCTTCTTAGCGTCAGCTTCCATCTGACGCATATTGCGTCTGGTTTCTCGCTGAGCCCTTTCCATTGGCCCTAGGAAGTTGCCAGTCTGCAGCACCATATCCAACGTTAATCGGCCCAATGAGCGAACTGACATACTTTTCTCCAGGCGAAAAAAAACCCGCCGTGGCGGGTTTTGAGATTTTGATTAGCTTAAGTCTTATTTCTAATAGCCATCTGGTTCTGGAGGTAAATGTCTACGCTGTTCATATATATGTCATTAAGAACAGTAAACATAACCCCGAGCAGTACTGATGCAGCAGATTGCACTACGCAGCCCATGATCACAGCCATATTAAGCTTGGTGACCGTTTCATTTTGAAACTGACTATTTAGCTCAACAGCCTGATAAGTGCCAAACTGGAAGCCTATCCATACCGAAGCAATGACAGATGCTGCTGCTACGAGCCATGCTAGGGTCACCATCCAACGCCACTTGTTTCTTAAACCTTCCATATCACACCTTTTCCAGATTCGGGTTGTCATCGATCATCAATTCAACGACTTCATCCATGCTGCTAGCAAGAGACTCTGATGAATGACCTTCTTTGCGCAGCTGGGTGAATGCATCCCTAAGCGCTTTCATGGAAGGCTTTTTAATGCAGTAGTCTTCCCTGCCTTCTTCAGACAATAAGTAGCTAATGATAAGACGGAAATCAGACCATTCTTTGTACTTTTCGTGCGTCTTTAGCTCTTCTTCCCTATCCCAGGATTCGCCACGTGTCAGGGCGCTTGGTGGTTTTAGCCCAAAAAAGCGGAACATTTCTTTCTGTATAGGCGTGGCAGGGAACTGCCGTGGCAAGAAATCTAGGGAGACGCCGAACATCCCGCTATATTTGGACGTTTTATACCCGCCTTTGATCAAGGCATCTACAGCGTAGCAGCAGCCTTCACCACCCACTTTAATCAAGTCTTTGGCGTCATCTTTCGCCAAGTGCCCGATCCTGTAACCATCAATAAAAACTGGGCAGGCATTGGAGTCCCATTTGTTGCTAGGCTCATGCTCAACCACCGCGACGCAAGCGATGGATTTACCCACCTTCTCCTTAGGGCCAGCAAGCAGCCCAAGGCTTTTTTGATAATTAGACTCACCAACCACTGGAAATGAGTAATTCCCATCGCCTTCCAGCTTTTCAAGCCCAGCCACCTTAAATACTCGCTCCCTCTCAATAGGCTGAGCGGGACGATCTGCAACGGGTTTTGAACGACTAGCAGGCTTTGCTTTTGGCTTCGGACTTGGCCTCGGCTTAGAAGCGCCAAACATCTGCATGAGAAGCTTCAGCATATTCCCTTGCCCCTTTATTATGGCTACAAAAGAGCTAGGTTAGCTTAATCATCAGGTTTCGGCCACGGGCTATGCCTGGGCAGCCATGGCCCAGTGATTTTAACGGCCCGCGTGGCGGGCCTTTTCAGCTGTTACTGATACATCTCCATCGCCTGCTCTAGCGTCATCTCGGGCTTGTCGGCATGGGGCATGAACTCGTCAACCTTCATGGCGGGCGCGCCCTGCTTGCGGTGCATGTTGGCCTGCTGGGCGACGATGGTGGCGGCGGCGCGCTCGATGCGCATACCCACATGGAGCGTGCCGCGCTTTTGCCGGAACGCTAGCCAGCCGAGGAACTCGGGGTAGCTGATGCGCTCTTGCGCTTCTTCGATGGTGCGCCCGCCGATGCCGTTGAGGACGAGCTCGTGCCAGACTTCGTCTTCGTCGGTAAGCTCGCTGGGCGCTTTCCCAGCTTCGACACCTTTCCGATCACGCGCAGTAGCTCATGCGTTAGGCTGTTGCTGAGTGGGCCGCGTTCGGGATCAGCTTCGCCGGTAATGTCGTCCACGGTAAACACGGGCTTGCCCTCTTCGTCCACAATGCAGTGAGCAATGCGAGCCGCCAAGGGGTCGGTTTGGAGCTGGTTGGCGACGATGTCGCTTTTGGCCGTCGCGTAGGAGAGCGGAAGCACGTATACGGTGGCCTCGAAGTCTTCGCCTTCGTGCGTCCACTGGATGGTTTCTTCCACCGCTTGGCGAGATACAAAGCCGCCAGAGGCGGCTAGGGTTTCAAGGGTTAGCTTCATGATTAGGTTCCTGAAGGCTCCGTTGATTTCTTCGTCCACTGGCCACGGCCACTGCGCTGCAGTGAGCCTGAGGCAGTGACGTTGGCATTCAGCTGGAAGTCGAACGGGAAGTCCGCCACGTAGGCGCGGAAGGTGTACCACGTGCGCGTAGTGGGCAGCGTGACTTCTTCTGCCGTGATGGTGGGCTCAATCTCTTTGGCACCATCTGACCAGCCCACATACCACTCGATGGTGGGCGTGGTGCCGCCTTCGGCCATTTCCTGCAAGAGAATGTGCGACGGTTCGTTGGGGTCGCAGTTGATGGCGATAGAACCTTGCCCTGGCTGACCTAGCCCTGCCTCATACGTCATGGCTTCGGTTTCTTCTAGGTCGGTAGTGTCGACCTGGGTCTTAGGGCTGGAGCCGGGATTAAACGCCGTTAGACGTTTTAGCCGTACAATCGCGCCCGTTTCTGGGTGGCGAAAGAAAACACTGGTGCCTTTCGTGAGCATAGTGGGTTCCTCTATTGCGTTGGGTGATACCAGCTCACATCAAAGCTGGTGGTCAGTAGCTTGGTGCTGGGTTCCTTCCCGGTACCGCCCAAGCGTTCGATATAGCAATGCGGTTCTAATGCACGTCGCATGGCATTCAGCACCGCGTTCACGCTTGATACGCTGGTTCCGTATATGTCGATTTGGATGTCCCAATCATCCACATCGGGCGGATCGTCTAGGTAGTTTTCAGGGATACCGTTTAACACCTGGTAGGTGGCGTAGGGCTTGGCGACGTTTTCAGGAGCATCGCCGAACGGATAAAGCCGCGTGGGCCCAGCACCCAGCAACGCGGTGACCCCCGCGTTAGCGGCGCAGATAGCAAACAGTGGGGGCATGGGCCTTGCTCCGGATTAGCGCTCCCCGCGCTTAATGGCGCGGTCGAGGGCTTTGTTGTACTGGTTGATGAATTCGTCTGTCGCGGCCTGAATGTTTTCGGAAAGGGCGCGGCGCATGAACGGTTGGGCTGGGTGCCTACTGTTACCAAACTCCTGTTGTCGCCAGTGGCGGGTATCTTGCCCGGGCAGGCCGGAAAGCTGCTCGGCTGATTTCCTGCCGCCTGCGCCACCAAGCACCCCAACACGAAACACCAGGTTGCCGTTGCGCTTAAAATCCTTGGGCGAGAAACGCACGGCTACGTTGGCTGATATATCGGCTGCTGACTTGGGGTCATCCAGTTGTTTGGCATTCTCCCGCGCTTTGTCTCGAATCAGGTTGGCGGCTTTGCGCATGGCGAAGCGCCCACCCTTCTTGCGCAGATCAAAGCTGAGGTTTTCCATTCGCGCCAGCAGCGGCTCTAGGCCTTCCACGTTGGCGGTGACGGGATCAGTCATAGGGCACTACTTCCACCTTGCCGCGATAGCGCTTTGTGAGAGCCCTCTTGCGGTACTTGTGCAGTTTTACGTATCCATCTTTGTCAGTCGCAAATACATCGGCAATGCCGCGCTTCGTATCTGCATAGAAGCAACGCGAAAGTTGCTGGCCATCGACATAAACCTTAAAGCGTCCATGGCCGGGAGTGTGAATATGGCTATCCATCGTTGACCCCGGCTGAGTACGGCAGCGTTAGATACTCCCGCCCGCTTCGGTTATCGGGCAAAACGCCTTCGATGTTGTAGATCGTGTTCCCCTTGCGTACCCGCATCGAGCTATCGACCTGCAGGCCGGGGCGGTACCGCATGACCAGCTGCCCAGTGACTTCTGACTGCGTGGCATTGGCGGCGATGAAGCCGCGCACGCTGAGCGGTTCTATCGCCATCCAGGCTTTGGCCACTTCTTCCCAGCCGGGAACCATGGCGCCGGTGTTGGGGTCCTGCTCTTGGCTGGGCCGCTCGATGGTGCAGCGGTGGCGTAGTTTTCCGGCTTGCATTTACTCCACCCGGCCGTATTTCTTCAGGCGTTCATAGGTGCCGCGTGTAAGGCGCATTTGCTCGCCCGCCTCTTTGCATACGCCGCCTTCACAGTGGCGCGTTTTAAGTGTGGCCACCACCCAGCCTGTCGTGCCTTTTTTGCTGGAGGCTTCCTCCGGTGGTGCGGGCTTTTCTGGCGTGGTCGTCTCGGTCGCGGTTTCTACTGCCGGGGCGGCGGCTGTCTCTGCCGTTGCCTGCGCTGCCGTTTGAGTAACTTGAACGGCGGCGGCTTCAGTGTTGGCAGTGGGCTTGTTCGCGCGGGTGGTCCCTTTCTTGGCAGCCATGTGGCCTCCTAAAAGAAGTAGTGGCGGTAAGGCTCAATCAGCGCCTTTACGCCCATGGGTAGCTCTGAGGTAGTACCTTGCGCCACGCTTTCCCGGTTGGCGTACCAGTGGCCAATCAGTAGCAGCATGGCGGTGCTAATGTCGTCATCGAGCACTAGCGCGTGAAGATCGGTGACATTGCCGCTGGCATCTTTCGGTACCGCCGCCGTGGTGGCGTAGAGCTTCCGCCCTGTGTGGCTTTCCACAAAGCGGGCGGCGGCGGTGGCGTAGGTTTCCAGCAGCGTGTCTTCTTCGGTGTCGTCCGGCTCGAGCCGGACGTGTTGCTTGATAATGTCCAGCTCGAGCATGGTCAGCTCCGTTAGGTGGCAGATCCGCGCAGGGCTTTGATAGCGGCCACGTCTTGAAGCACGCAGTCAAAGCGGTGGAAGGCGAGGAAACCGGTTTGATCGAACTCGGCGTAACGCTCAACTAGGCGCTTGAGCACCATGTAACGAACGCGACGGATAACGAACTGCTGGAAGTCGCCGGCGTACATGAACTTGGCGCTAGCTCCTAGATCAGCAATGGCCTGATCAACGAAGTAGGCTTGGTTCAGGATGGTGGCAGGTGCAGCGCCAGCCACGGCAGGCAGCCACAGCGGACGACCCTGCAGGTCTTCCATTTCTGTGACCATTTTCAGCGTGTTGTCATTCATGCCGATACGGAAACCTGGGGCGCGGCGATACGCCGGGTCAACGGAGTGAATCAGGCCGTTGATCTCTTTCCAGGTGAACTCGGTGTTGGCTGCAGCATCTGTTACTTGCGTGACAGAGGCTTCAAGGCCTTTTGGCTGTACGGGCGTGCCAGCGCCGGTACCCTTGACCAGATAGCGCGCTTCGCCACGACCGATGCGAGAGCCGATTCGTGCAGCAAGAAACGCTTCGATGTTGATGCCGCTATCCTGAAGCAGTTCGTTGGATACGCGAATCACCTGAGAGGTCAGCTTTTTGGCGCCTAATGTTTCCATGCCGAATTCGACATCTTGCTCGGTGGCCTCTTGGTTCTCACCCAGCAGCACGCCTTCTTCTGCGGTGCCATCGCTGGTGGGCCATTCGATGTCGTTACCGCTATCGGTGGTCATGATTTGGGAGACGCCAGCGAGGCCGCCATAATCTTTCATGGCCTCATAAATACGATTGAGCATTTCGGTTGGTACGGTGTAGCCACCCTTTTCATTCGGGTTGGTGGCCTGGGCGCGCATCTCTTTCAGCACTTTGCGCTGCTCTGCTGTCATATCGCTCATGCCATGACGCAGGAACGCATCAAACGCTTGGGCGCGCTGCTCGTCTACGCTACCGCCCGCACCGTGCTCGTCGCCGTTTTCGCCGCCGTTGGCACCACCTTGGCGGCGGAACTCTTCGGCGTTTTCTTCGGCGAAGCGGTTGTCAGCGTCACGCAGCTCTTCTTCACGCTCAATCTTGGCGTTCAGCGCGTCGAGGTCGCCTTTCATTTTCTTCCACTGGGTGCGCTGCTCGTCAGTCCAAGCATCGTCGCCAATGGTTTCGTTCAACGCCCGCATGTCTTTTGCGATGGCGTTATATTTGGCTTTCAGTTCTGCGAGTGTCATGGTTGGCCTCAGGCTCCGATGATTTCAAGAAAGCGCTCGCGGGCGCGGCGCTGGTTAATGGCGCGCTGTGCGAGACCTTTGATCTCGCTGCAGCGGGCCTCTAGGGAGCGCGCTGCGGCGCCCGCGTCTGGGTAGGCTGGATAGGTCACGGGGGATACATCCAGCAGGCGGCTAAAGCGTGTGATGGTGCGCACGATCAAGCCGTCTTCGTCTTCGCGCCATTCGTCGCCATCCTGGGCAACGCGAAACGCAAAGGAGCTTCCGGTAATGTCGCCACGACTCAGAGGCGCTAGCACCAGGTCGCGGACGGTTTGGGTGTCGGGTGGGGTGATTTCGTAGCGCAGGCCTTCGGCGTCAATCGATAGCGCTAGTGTGCTGCTACGGGTGCGGCCCAACACAAAGTTGGCGTCGTGGTTGAAGAGCGCACGCACGTCATCGCCCAGCACGTCATCGAACGCGCCGGGGGCGATCTCTTCTTTGAACATTCCCATGATCATTTCGGAGCGCTTATTGAATACCGCGCCATGGCCGATGATGCGGGCGGGCTGCCCTTCTTCGATTTCCGCGCGCACCTCACAGGCCAGCGCGCGCTTTTCGGTCTCGCTCATGAGGTGGGTTCCTCTTCGTTGGGTTGGCCAAGCTGGCTCAGCGGCTGGGCGTTGACGCTCATAAGCATTTCGCTGAGGCCATCTCGCGGGTTCATGTCCTCTAGGGCGCGCACTTCGTTGCGATCCATCCAGCCGTCGGTGATGCCTCTGTGGTAGAACTCGGCTCTCTCGGTGGGTGTGCCGCGCAGTAGTCCGGCAAGGTTGAACTTGACGTAGTAGCCAGCAGCACGCTCTGAGCGCGTGAATACGCGGCGGTTGATCTCTTCTTCCCAGTTCTTTACCCAGGGCATGATGGTGTGCCGCACGAACTGAATGGCCTGCTCGCTGATATTGCTGAACGTGGCTTTTTCCAGGTCGTTGATCATGTGCGCGGGCACGTTGAAAATGCCGGCGATTTCCGAGCGGTTGAACTTGCGTGTTTCGAGGAACTGGGCGTCTTCGGGCGGTACCGTGATCGACTTGTAGTCGAGGTCGGCAGGGAGCATCAGCGTTTTGTTTTCACTGCTGCGCAGCCGCGCGACCGACTCTTTCCACGCATCCTTGAGGCGTTCCCAGCTGTCTTTCTGTAGCTGCGTCTTAACGCCCACGATGCCCGTCGGGCGGCCACCGCCTTCGAAGAACTCTTTCCCGTAGCGCTGAGCGGCGAGGCCTAGACCGATGCTTTCCGCGTGTTGTCGGATCAGGCTTTTGCCTTTACGGAACGATGTGCCTAGGGCGCGAACGTGAATCATGTCCTCGAGCTGAATGGCCCGCGCGCCGTCTTCGTCGTAGTTGGTGTAGATCCACCGGTTGCCGTTTTTGACTAGATCGGTTTCCCATGGGTAGCGGCTGACCAGCTCGCGCAGCTCGCCACGGTTGGAGCGGATGATCTGGGTGTAACCGTTGCCCCAACCGAGTACGTGGGCTTGCTTGGTTTCCCGCCATTTGTAGCTGGTCTGCCATACGTTGGGTTCGTCATGCAGCAGCCAGTAGGCGGGGTGATCCTTGGCGGCTTCGATGGTGTCGCCCTGCTTACGCATGACACCTAGCGGCAGCTGCGCAATGGAACTGCTCAGCACGTAGATACAGGCGTAAACCGCTGCCAGCCGCATGGCCGATAGGTTGTTAACCGTGATCGACATGTCCCCGCCGAAGTACTCGGCAAGGTTCTGACCGGTTAGCGGGGTGCTTGGGTTTTCGATGCTGCTGCGCTGGCTGGGCGATGAGAACAGGCTGTCTAGGATCATGCGCCACGCTCCTTATCCCCGGCGCTGCGCTTGGCCGCGCGGGCAGCCGCCAGCGCCAGCAATAACAGCAGAGAGCCGCCATAGATCAGGGCGTCAGCGAGGCCAAAGCGTAAATACAGGCCATAGTTGAGCGCCCCAAAGCCTGCCAGCCCTAGGGTATCTAATAGAAATTGGCGCATTCACATCACCAGAATGTCGTCGTCTGAAAGGGTATCGAGAACGCTGCCGCCGGATTGGGCCGCATTCATCGCGCGGCCAATGGCCATAATGAGCGCGACCGCGCCATCTATTTTGTTGTGGTCGCCCTGCTTGATTGGGCGCACCACGTCGTCATTGCCGGGTAAGTATTTTCCCACGACGTTGCCCACGCACCAGGTCATGATCGGGTGCCCATCGTGGTGAAAGCGGCCAGTTAATATCGCCGCTTCTAGTTCTTTCATGGGGTCGGACATGTGGGTGTAGCTTTGCTGGATGGTGACCGGGCTCATCCCTGCGTCATCCAGTTGGTGCGAGAGGTTGGCGGCACCGTGTGGGTCGATGCCTGACTCTTTCGCCGGGGCTTCTTCATGGGCCTCGGTGGCCTGCGCCAGCACTTCGCGGTAGTCGATCTCTGCGCCGTCGGTGGCTTCAAGCTGCTTGGCTTCTACCCAGCCTTGGTAGCGCTCTGCTACCCGCCGTTCTTCGTTGTTGAACACCGTGTCTTCGGGCGCCCAGAACGTCGGGGCTATGCAGTAGTAGTGATTCTTGCCGTCAATTTGTTGGACGAACACGCGGACCATGCCGGTTAAGTCGAGCTTTCTGGCTAAGTCAAAGCCGTAGTAGCAGTCGAGGCCGCGGAATTGCTCAAGGGTTAGTGTGCGGTCTTCGCACTCTGCCCAGCTCTGCATGTTGAAGAAGCCCTCTTTCGAGGAAACCCACAGGTTGAGGTGCTTCGTTTTAAAGCTGTTGGCGATTCGAGCGCGCTTTATAGCAGCTTGTTGCCGGGCCGCTAGGTAATCCAGGCCAACCGATATACCTGCGTTGGGGTTGGCTTTAATCAGCGCGTCTCGGGTGGTCCAGTCGTCGTCCTTGTCGATCGTGTAGACGATGGCGAATAACTCGTCGTCTTCCTGCACTCCCTCTAGCATTTCAATACTGCGTTCCCGCATTCCGTAGCACGGGCCTGCAATGTCAAAACCTGCGGTCGTAATCACCAGCACTAGAGGTTGGTCTCGGGCCCCCATGCCCGTAATCATTGTGTCGTAGAGGCGGGAATCGGGGTGCTCGTGGTACTCGTCGATGATGGCCATCGAAGGGCTGGAGCCGTCGCCAGGATCGCCGATGACTGGTTCGAATTTGCTCCCATCCGTGCGCTCGATCTTCTTTGCCCACACGACCATGCCGAAGCGTTTGCGTAATGCGGGCAGCTTCCTTGCCATTTCTAGCGCTGGCTTGAAAACTTCCCACGCCTGCTTCTCACTGGTAGCGCCGCAGTAGACCTCTGCGCCGTATTCGTTATCGGCGCAAAACGCGTAGATACCAGCGCCAGCCGCAATGATCGATTTTCCGTTCTTACGTGGCACTTCAATATAGGCTTCACGGAATCGGCGGGTTTTATCCGCCTTGCGCACCCACCCGTAAATCATCGAGAAAAGGAAGAGCTGCCACGGCTCAAGCGTGATGCGCTGCTTTCCTCTTGCCCATTTGCCCTTGGTGTGCGGCATCTTCTGAATGAAGCGACACACTCGCTCGGCTAGATCGCGGTCGAACCTGTAGGGGTAGCTTTTGGCCTTGCTGGCCTTTTGGTCGTTAAGGTGTCGAGCGCAAGCCGCTTTGACATAGCTGCAGGCTGGGATCTTGCCGCCCACCACGTCTCGCGCGTACTTCTGCGCCGCGTTGACGTTGGGATATGCGGCCATAGATTAGAACTCGTCGAATTCGTTACCCTCTTCGCCCCCACCTTCACCACTACCAGCACCCAGCATGCGAAGGCGCGTGAGCGGATCCAGGCCGAGCAATGAGCCGGTGCGCGTGAGTTGCGCTATGCAGTCGTTACGAACCGCCACGTAAGGCGACTTCTTAATACTGCCATCGCCTGTCATCACCACCATGCCGCCATCGTCTGCGGCCCAATCGGTTATCTTGAGCTCCGCTTTAATCATCATTGCGAAGCTATTGCAGTAGGCCAGGAGCAGTGGCGCGTCTTCCGGTTCGAACGTGCCACGCTCGATGAGGATCTTGCTTTGGCTTTTCCAAACGCGAACGGCGGTTTCATCAATCAGCTCGGGCGGCGGGGCGATGCGTGAAATCGAGCTTTGGTGCTGCATCGAGGTTTTGCGTTTTCGACCACCACCCGATGCCCGAACGGGCGCGGCATTTCCCATCCGTGCCTCCGGAAAAATTTTCGTTATTTCTCGCGTAAAAAAATCTGACTGAGGGTGCGGTGTCCGCTGGCAAGGGCTGTAGAGATTTACCCACCCCTCCCCCTTGTCAGCAGCCGCGCTGCCGCGCCCGTAGCGCCTCAGCCTGCGTCTTGGCTTTGTGGCAAGGGCCACATAGGGCCTCAAGGTTAGACGGCACAGACAGCCCGCCTTCGGCCTCTGGCGTGATGTGGTCGACCGACTCAAACGGCGTCACTCTGCCGTTACGCTTGCACTCTTGGCACAGGTATCGATCACGCTCGGCCACAGCATCACGCATCCGACGCCACGCCCGGCCACCACGCCCACGGCCTGCACGGCCACGGCTCCACGCCTTCGCTTGGTCTGCATGCTCATCACAGTAGCCATGGGCGTGGCGTGTGGTACGGCGGCAGAGCTTTTCACGACAGGGTGTTGGGGTGCGGGCTGGCATCAATCTGTCTCGTCGGGGTCGAGGTAAGGCGAAGGCGCGGCGGCGCTGTCCAGGTCTTCGGCCTCTTGGGAGAACAGATAGTCGATGACCTGCTGGTTACTATCGGCCAAGCGGTTGATGGCGGCGGTCTGCTCTTGCAGCGCTGCCACCAGTGCGGCGATGTCCATCGGCTCATTCATCACTGGCACCTCGATCACCACCGTTAACTATCTCAACCACGGCCAGACGATCCGCATTAGCACGACGCCTCAGCGCCTCATACTCAGCGAGTAGCAACAGCAAGCCACGCTGGCTGGATAGCAGCCTCTCAGGCGCTGGCAGCTCACTCGTTAGGTGGCTCGGTACCGTTGGGCAGTCGCACGCCATCACCTGCGCTGGGTTGCTGGAGCTCGCGCAGCCAGTCAGTAATACCAGTAGGCAGATCACCATCCAGCCATTCACGCGCCTCAGCATCAGTCTCTCCCAGTGATTGGAGCGCCGCCGTGCTGGCGCGTATATCGTCAGCAATGATGGTTAGCGCTCTATCTCGCTCGGCAAGCGCGTCGTTCAGCGTTTGGATCTGCTGGCGCTGGAACTGCTGGTGGCGCTTGAGTATCTCTGCGCGGTCGTTCGCATGCTCGGCCTGCATCTCTGCACGGTCGCGCTCAGCTGCCGCCCGCTGCGTGTACTGATACTGGAATGCAGAAAGACCTATCAGCACTGCTAACAGCCAGGGCGTGACACCACCCAGCAAGCGGCCAATCATTTTAGCCACCTGCCGATGATCTTCTCGTATAGCGCGTCGATGCGGTCACGCACCCACTCAACGCCTAAGAACGCGATAGCTGCGCCTATAGCGATTGCCATATCTTGCGGCATGCCCAGGTACGCAAGCAGCGGCATTAACGCCAACGTAAGAAACCCGCACAGCACCGCTTCCAACAAACTCTTCATGGGTCGGCCTCCCGCATGGATGGCGCGCACCAGAGCGATCAGCATTGCCAGACCCGCCGCGTAGATCTGAGGCCACAGGCTAAGCACTACGTTTAACAGCGCCTGCCAGTTGTTAGGGTCTCGGTTAGGCATTGCGTCAGGCTCTTTATTTGAGTGCATGTTGGCCACCTCAGCGGCCAATAGTGTTTAAGAGGCGCGGCGCTTCAGTAGCGCCCGCTCGTACCAAGTCTTGTCGGCGTCACACAGCACGCCCTTCGCCCGCTGGTATTCATAAAGCAGGCGCTCCAATGAATATTCGTTCTGGCCATAACCGGCCCCAGGCAGTGACGCCCAGATATTCCGGCACCGATGGATAGCGTCAGCAATGCGCCCCTCTTGAATCATCAGCAACGCCTTCTGCTCGCGTATCTGCTGGATTGCGCAGCGGTCTTGGCTCAATGGGCCAAAGTCCGGCAGGCTTAGCTGATCACGGTAATGGTTCCAGTAGCGGCTTAGCTGCTGATAACGCCCTGCAGCGGTAGAACTCAGGCCCTTTCGAATCTTTACAAGCTTGCGCGGGTGGTCGTCGTAGTCATCAATTAGGATCAGCTTGCTGGGCAGTGAGCCCACAATTACCCTATACCCGTTATCGGTACGCGGGTCGCTCAGCATAGGTGTACCGATCTCAGCAAAAGCGAGCGTATCCAGAAAGGCGCACACGTTGACGCCGCCCACTTGGGCAGGGGTGATAACAGGCATGGGCAGTCACTTGATGTAAGAAAGCCCCAGCACGCAGGGCAAGGCGCGCCAGGTGGCAACGCATGAAATGGTAGCGGCGGCGGGAATCGAACCTGCTTTCTCCGGGATATGAGCCCGGCAACCAGCCGGTGGTCCACAGCCGCTAGAAATGCGAAAGCCCCACCGGGTGACCGGCAGGGCTTTATGATGTGTGGCGGCTAGCGACATTGAGCGCCAGCCTAGAAACATGGTAGTCCAGTCGTGTAGTTAATACAACATGTGGTGTTTCAAATCAGCGCCAGCAGCAATAATTGCACCCGAGCCTCCCTCGCCGCGTTTTTCACCGCCATACCATTCTTGAAGATCGGCACGCTCTTATGTTCGTTTCGGCTGCGGCGGTAGGTTTCTTTCTCTGTAACGCGCACGACCTCCACTTGCGTCAACTCAGCCATTGTGGAAAGCGACCCCATTTGCAGTATGCGCGAATAGATCGGCAAGTACTTGGCAATAAAGTCATACGGTTTCGCCCATGGGGCTTTCTGCTGAGTGGGCATCGGGTACAGCTTGGCAGCACGGATCAGCACCGCCAAGCGGGCACGCTGACGCAGGCGAGCGCTTTCTAGCCACTCTCTCGCAAACTCATGGCCGGAATGAATCCGGCAGCCGCGCTCATAGGCAATGGCTAACGGCTCGGTAGCAGCGGTGCCGCCTCCGGGTTGCTCTCCAACGGTCGCGGCAGAGCTGAACGGTTGAAAGCCGTTGTTTTCATGACAGTGCCACGTCAGGCGCTCCACTTCCATATCAAGCACACGATCCACAAACACCCGCGCTGCTTCTGGGTCATGCTCTGGATGGCTACTGCGCGCCAGCTCTCGCAGCTCACGAATACTCATACGCTCATAGTTGCGCGCCATGCTCACCTCTTCCATCAATGCCATACCCATTAGCCCTTTCTCCACTCGGTACCGCTGTTCATATCCCTGATCGTCACCACCGCTTGCCCGCCTTCGCGCTGCTCGGCAGAACGTCTCACCAATATCTCGTCAACCTGCCCATCGTCTAGCCATACGCGGCTATAGGTCAGCGCATCCAGTAACGCCTTTAGCTTGTTGTCGATGTCAAAACTCTGGGCATTGCGCGGGTGCAGCGTTACTTCAACCGACACTCGTCCAGCTATTTTTTTATGGGCCGCACCTTGCGCCAGCAGTTCGCCCATTGCGCGATTGCGATAAACACGCGCCTCTTTACTCAGCAGCGTGCGCTTACCTACATTGCGCCAAATGGCGTTAGTGCTAGGCGGCCACGGCATGACGACATTAATCACAGATCTAGCTCCTGGTTTTTATCCCACACGGCAAACCGACGGGCGATTTGATGAAGCGAGGCCGCCGCTACTGGGTCAGTGGCTAAGCGCCCCAGGCTTTCTACCTCGCACTGATCCTCAATCCAGCGGCGGGCGGTGTAGTGGCTGTGTGGCCACCCGCTATCCAGCGCATCGATAGCATCCAGCCATTCACAAAAGCGGTTATCGTCTGCCAACGCCTTGGCGTGGTCTTCTATCGGGTGAGCGTTCTCGGTCACACCGCCCCCCCTACTAACCGATCATCTAAACGCTGCTGGCGCTCCCATTTGCTGTAATCGGCCATGATGCGATCTAGCATTGCCCGCGCCTCGTCGTTATGGTCCAGCTCTGCGCGACTTTGAATGCCACACGATTGCCGAATGAAATCAACGCAATCCTCAGGCGTGTGGGTACCATCGGGCAGCTGGCGAAACTCAAGCGCTTGCGCCTGCCTGCGGCGATGGTCCAGATACAGGCCAAAACGCGGGTTCTGGCACAGCATCGCGGCACGGCGGGCCTGCTGGCCTCCCTTTTGCACCTTATCCATCGCTCTGCTCTCCCTGATCGTCTAAACCCTCAACGCTGCGGCAAAACACCGTTACGGCACACGCGACGACGAGAAACACGCCGAACAGCATGCCCAGCAGGAACCATGTCACGCCGTCCATCGGGCACCTCCTCGTTGCTTACGGCGCAGGCAGTTCTTGCACGCGGGTAATGGCTCAAACGTACCGGGGTCGCGGAATTCGCTAGGCGGCTTGCGGTACTGGCACTCTTGGCATTTGGGTTGCTGGTATGCTTGGCGCGTCATGCAACACCCCCTGCTGGCGCGATGTAATAGCTCTCCAGCAACGGCACGTCGGGCAGTTCACACTCCCCATGCGTGGTGAGGCGATACCCCGTGATTGTGCGAGCCACAAACTGCTGCCCGCATAGCTCGTCACACGCCACACGCACCTGGTGCAGCGATACGGGCAACTTATGGGCATGGGCCAGCGCAGCGAGGTGCTGTGCATCACAGGAAGCTGAACGCGCAAGCAGGCGCAGGACGATGTTCTGGTGATCGATGGGTTTAAGCGCTGACATTAGGCGGCTCCTCTAGCTAACTTCTCGAAATAGAACTCAACCTTGATCTGAGTCTCAGTAATCAGCCCGTGCTTTTTTGCCATGCGATAAGTGGGCGTATTACGATCAAGCGCGCCAACGTAGCCAGCTAGCACATCGCGCCACTGGTCTAGCGTGTACGTAGCTTTTGACAGGTTGCAGGGAGCGCAAGCGGGCATGAAGTTGTCGAGCGCGTCATTCTCAATGCGATCTGCGCCCACCAGCTGAGTTTTGTAGCCCATCCCCGGCTGCTTGGTCAGTGAGTGGCGACGAAAGACAGCTTTGACATGATCGGCATGCCAGCGCCTGCCGAGCTCTTCACCGCAGTAGGCGCAGCGGCCATCAAACATGCCAAAAAGCTCTTTTCGCTCGGCTTTCGTAAGGCGCTTCACGACGCCACCCCCTCAGCCGCCGCAAACGCCAGCGCTCGGCCCTTCTCGGTCAGTTGCAGTTTCTGGCGGGCGGGCTTGTCTGCGGTCATGCCGCCCACTTCGATGTTGCCGCTATCGAGCAGCTCACGGCAGCGGCCGCACACGCTCGACAGTGGCAACCCGGTAGCGGTTGCAAGTTCGTTTCGCGTCATCGCAATGCCACCGCTGACCAGGGCAGCAATCACCGCGCCTTGTGAGCTCTTCATGCGGCCAGAACGACGGTGCTCTTTAAACGCGGCATGCTTCACTTCATTGCCGCTCGGTTGAAATGCGGTATTCATGATTTAGGCTCCCTACTCGCACAGGCCGTAAACAGACGAGCATTGCGGCCCTTCTGTAGAGGCAATCAGGTCAAACTGGCGTCCACCCCGGCTGGTGCGCGACCAATCAACAACGGAATGGATGCCATGGCGTTCAAGCGTCACTTCTGACGCCCCGCGCGCAGGCCAGAAAGTTGCACAGCCGCGTTTACTGCCCTGGCTAACGATCTGCTCCCACTCAGCCATACGCTCAATCACTTCTGGAAAGCGGTTTGCTATTTCGGCCATTTCGCCTTTGCGAGCATTGATGCACGGCATGCAGCCGACACGGCTCATTCCCAAGCTATAAAGCGGGTTTGGCTCAATGCGATGCTTGCGATGGATCGCAAACACTTCTTCAACACTCCACTCAAGAATTGGGCGGTAAGCGATGACGCCAAGGTCTAATATCGAAGAGCGAGTGAGCACTCGGCGGGCTGGGGATTCATCTTTACGGACACCCTGCCAACTGATAACGCGGTGGCCATCGCGTAGCAGGGGTAGTTCTACCTGCTGCTGAATAGGTAGGCTTTTCAGCTCACCGGTGCAGAACTTGGCTTTTGTGCTTGGGAAGCGCCCCTTCAGCATGGCCAGATCCAGGAATGGAATACCGGTCGTTTTCTCTAACGCCTTCATGCCGCGCTCTTTCAGATCGTCAGGCCAGTGGTCGGCGATGTATTGGCGTTTACGTGCAAAATCCTTGGTGAAATCAGCTTTAACTCGACGTATCTCAATACCGAGAGCCTGTTCTAAATAGGCGATGTACTCATAGGTCTGAGGATGCTCATGACCTGTATCCGCAAACACGAACACCAAATTAGGCATGCCACGCTCAATCGCTAGCAGCGCCATTGCAGTGGAGTCTTTACCACCGCTCATACTGACCACATTGAAAAATGCCATTTCTAACGTCCTCCCATCGCAGCCAGCGGCGCGCCAGCTTGCTCTAACAATTCACGGCGGCGGGCTTCTTCCCGCTCGCGGGCTTCGCGGCGCTCTTCGGCCTTGCGGCTTCCAGGCTGGTTGATCAGGTCCCGTAGGTGGCTCACCACGCGCTTACGCTGGCGCTGGCCTTCTTCGGTAACCGGCTTGTCAGGCGGGGGCAGCAGGTGGGCCACTTTGGGCGCGGGCAGCTTCCCGGCACGCACGGCATCCCCCAGTACGATTTCGCGGCGCTGCGGGTCATGGCCGAGCGATACGGTCCACTCAGGTGTGCGAGCCTCCGCCTTGGCGGTGGCAAGCTCTCGCTCGTAGGCAGCGAGGAACGCCATTCTGGCACCCACCTTGTCGCGCCCATCGAGCACCGGCTTAGCGGCAGCGAAGGCGCGCGCAATCTCCGGCGTCCAGACCACGGTTTCCTGCTCGTCGGTGCTGTGCAGCGCCAGCGCCCACGCTTCGTTACCGCTCAAATGAGCGTTCGCGCTCGGGATGCGCTCAACGATGGCGGCTAGCGTCAGCTTGCCGTGTAGCTCAGCACGGCAACGGGCCAACGCGCTGCGGATCTCGGCAAACGGATAGGCGCTCAGGTCTTCCGCAATCAACACCCCCGCAGAGGCCCGCATTTCCTGCCCCAGCACTTCTGCCGTGGCGTAAACGAGTTTCAGCACTTCCTCGTGCTGTGCGTCGGTTAGTGACATGAGGAACCCTCCTGTTGAGCACGGCGCTCCCGAAGCAAGGCTTTGGCCTGCTCGAAGTTGCTGAGGTTGGATTGAGTGCTATCGACTTGGCGCGCTTGGGCCTGGGTGACCTGAACGCCGGTGGTGCACTGCGTGGCGATTGCTTCGCAGTCAGCAAGCAGCAGCGATACGGGATGCACCTTGCTGAGGTAAAACTGGTGATTCATTTGCAGGTAGAACGCCGCCACCTTGGGCGCGAGCGTGGCCCCTACGCGGTCGACCAGTTGCGACATCTGCCCCGCCGTCTTCTGGTTCCACACAGGCCAAGTGCGATAACGCGCACGGTAAGCGCAGGCGTAGTTCGCCCAGGCCTTGAACGTCTTGGCGTTCGGGTCGCGGGTGCCGGGCATATCGGCAGGGATGCGTTTCAGTAGAGCATCGGCGGATTCAGCAGGTTCGGCCTTCGGCGTTTCCGCTTCGTCAGCGCCCAGGTAATCCCCCTCAGACGCAGCGGGGCTTGCCCCCGGTGCGAAAGAACTCTTACTGGACCCCTCTAACTGAACCCCTAAACCTGAACCCCTCTCTTCACGGTTTTCCGAATACCCCTCTTCGACATTTCGAGTAGGGTTCTCCCCGTTTTCCGAATACCCCTCTTCGGGATTCCGAATAGGGTTCTCACCGTTTTCCGAATACCCCTGATCGGTTTTCCGAGTACCCGCGCCAGCCGTCTCAAGTGGGCGCTTCATGAAGATGCGCCGCTCAACAATTTGCTTGCCTTCACGCACCTGCTTAACCGTCACCCAGCCCTTTTTCTTGAGCGAGCTGATCACCTCAGAAACACGGTTAGGCGACAGGCCAAAAAACTCAGCCAGCTTCTTGTTTGACTTGAAACAGCCCTTTTGCGGGTGCTGCAGGCTGTCGATCTCGATCAGCATCACTTTCTCTTGCAGTGACAGCTCACGGTTCAACCAGATCTCGGCGGGTATCCAGACACCACGGAAGGCGCGCTCTTCGCTCATACCGCACCCCCCAGGGCAAACATGTCGCACTGGCGCTCTTGCTCTACGATGCGGGGGCTTAGCCACAGGCATTCCATGCGCTGCACACTGCCGTAACGGGAGCTGCCCGAGGTGGGCAGGGATGCGCGGCGCCAGCCCGCCAGGCGGTTGTTGTAGAGCGTGGAGTCATACCCGCTGATCACCACAAAGCCTTTCAGCGAGCGAACACACGCCAGCAGCTCTTCATGCTGAGCCAGCGTCATTTCATGGCGGTAGTAACCGGTGCTGCCGCTGCTGCGGGTTTCCGGCAGGTAGGGCGGGTCGATGTAATGCAGGGTGTCGGGCGTATCGTGCTGCTTCATGACCTCAATGGCCGGGCGGCTCTCAATGATAACGTTACGAAACCGCTCACTGAACGCTGGAATCACGCCCGGGATGCGCGCCCAGCACTTGGCCACATCGGAATGCTTGCCGTCAGGACGCGTGTAAGTGCGCATGCCAGAGCGCCCACGGGTAGCGCCAGCGCTGCCAAAGCTTGCCCAGGCGCGAAACAACGTACGGCGGGCCTGCTCGATAGGATCGGCGCACGGCACCTGGCTAAGGTTGAACTCTTCACGGGCATAGGGCGTATAGCTGCAGGCATGCGCCAGCCGCTTAGCGCTCTCAGGATCACGCAGCACCCGGAAAACGTTCACAATCTCGCCATCCAGGTCGTTGTAGACCTCAGCGGCGGCAGGCTCTTTCTGCAACAGCACGCCAGCCGCACCACCGAAAGGCTCAACGTAAACGCGATGGGCCGGAAAATGCGCCAGCACCCAATCAGCGATGCGGTACTTGCCGCCGTGGTAACGAAGAACCGGAGGTAACTTGCTCATACCCTCACCTCACAAACACCTGTATAGAAATTCACGGCTGCGGTACCGATGCGATGGGGGCGGCGTTAGCGCTAGACTGCTTCTCATCGGAAGGAGAGAAAACATCTGGCAGAAGCTCAGCAGCCTTCACCTTGCCAGACGTCTTCTTCTCAATAAGAACGGCATAGCGTGGTGGTAGCGGGCGCTTCCCTGTACAGACCTGTGAAAGGAACTGGGGAGACATACCAATCGCCTTACACAGTGCAGAGCGTGACCCACCAAAGTGGTCAATCGCTTTCTCGATCATGCTTATCACCTAAAGCGTAGCTTTACTTATGCGTAAAGCATAGCTTGCTTTCGCGCCTATGCCTACCCCTGTCAAAATTAAAGCAATGCTTAACTTATAAAGGGCAGCGGCATGGATAAGGGCGAACGCTTCAAAGAGCGCATCAAAGAGGCGATCAAGCTGGCCAAGAAGAACGGCTATACCCAGCAGAAAATTGGGGAGCTAGCGGGCGTCTCACCTCAGGCTGTAGGGCAATGGCCAAAAAGCGGAAAAATTTCTAATGAGAACCTATCGGCACTAGCGCGATTAGCGGGCCGCCCGATCGAGTGGTTTTATGGCGGAATGATTGGAGAGTCGACAGCCTCTTATGGGGTAGAGAATATTGAGGTATCGGCGGCGCCTAAAATAAACGGCATGTGCCCAGAGATAAGCTGGGTGCAAGCAGGTCAATGGGCGGAGGTGTGCGACATCAACACAGACCCAGAGACTACAAATTGGTACCCACGACCACCAGGGGCCAGCGACAGTACCTTCGTTCTTCGCGTAGTAGGCGAAAGCATGTTGCCCGAATACCCACCAGGGCGGCTTATTTTTGTAGACCCAGAGCAGGCACCGCTACCAAACGATGATGTTGTCGCGGTGATGACCGAAAGCAACGAAGCCACTTTCAAGAGATTGATAGAGGAGCCAGGCTCAACGCGAATGCTTAAAGCGCTGAACCCGGCTTGGAGCAACCCCTACCTAGAAATCAATGGCAATTGCCAAATCATTGGCGTTGTTATCGCTGACATGAGAATGCGCCAGCGCTAGACCTCAATATCGAGATACCGATAACGGCCCGCCACTGAGCGGGCTTTTTTTGTGCCAGCTTTACCCAGCTTTATAAAATTATAAAGCTACGCTTGACTTAAAAGAAAAGCATTGCTTTACTTTACCTAAAGCAAGCGAGGGTAAACACCATGCAAACCACCATCGAACCAACAGAGTTTGAATGCCAAGGCTTCAAGTGCCGCTTTGGCCCCCGTAACAGTGAATGGCCTAGCCGCGTTCAGGCGCAGGTGATTGCCTGCATCGCGGCGGGCATGACCCATAAAGAGATTGCCAAGCTGCGTGGCTGTTCGCCCCGCACGATCAGCGCGACCTCTGCCGCCATTCTCTACTACTTGAACGCACACCGTGCCGCAGAAGCAGTAGCCAAAGCCATAGAAAAAGACTGGATCGTCAAGATCCGTTGCTGGGCAATTCTTACGCCATTAGTTACCGCCCTGCTCGTCAGCGGCATCAACCCAGACACCGAAGCCATGCGCCACCAGCCACCGGCACGGACGCGCCAGCAGGTCAGCGCCAGCCGCACGCCAACCCGCCGTGATGTAGGGAGCGTGTACGCATGAAACCGCGCATCGTGAAAAAGCTCAGCAAGAAAGCTCACTCCATATTTGCCGCCAGCCCGCGCCGCGATTTTCAGCGAACGGCAGAGCGCGTATGGATTGATGATGAATTTGAACCGGATTGGGTTTCGCGCCAAGAGCGGCTAGAAAGCTCAAAAAAAGAACGTCTGTATAGGCAAGCGCGGGTGCGCATCAATCACGTTCCTAGCATTGGCGGTGAGTACAACTCCTTCATGGGAGACGCAGACGATCACTGCACGCTTTATGAGCACGCGGCCGACTATGTCATGTGCGCCTCAATCGATTGGGACCGCTACTGGTCAAGCTACGACCCTGCAAGTGACACCCATTCGGACTATCTCGAAAGCAACATCAAGGGCCGACTAACAGGTAAGAAGGTCATTGAGCGCCTGCGTGAAGCCGCTCAGGAGCTAGGCGCATGACCCCCTCTATCGCCCAAACCGTGGTGGCTGTGTTTACAGCCAGCAATCTCAAAACCGCATTCATGTTTCAGGTGCAGCAAGCCCAGGAGCTAGCGCTGGCCGTCAACCTGCAGCGCAAGTACGCGGTGCAGTTCGAGGTGAGCCAGCACGGCATCTTCTGCGATAGCTGGCTAGCGCACCGCAACGCCCAGCACGAAAGCCACCGCCAACTGGCTTGCTTCTACACGCAGCCCAGCGGCCCTACACAACTCAGCGCCATCGTTGAACACCTCACGGCGCTACTGCAGGAGAGCGCCCAATGAGCACCCAGCAACAAAACGTGACCCGCGCCCTGGAGGCGCTGGAAGAACTGCTGAACGCCCTCGACGCCAACGGCAGCTGCCAGTACGAAGCGCTGCGTGAAGAAGCGCGCGAAGCGCTGGAGCAAGCGCGGGGTGACGCATGAGCGATCTACACACCCCTTGCCGCTTCATCGTCCGGCACTGGCAACTGTTGGCCATGCAAGACGGCTACACACTCCACACCACCGTTATTGAGGCGCTACCGGTTGAGGGAGGCTACCTACCTGCATTCATCGGAAAGCGTGATACCCGCGTCGTGGTGCAGATGGCAACGCCTCTGCCCACAGCCCAAGCCGCCATTAACAGCCTGCGAGACGTGCTTTGGGGCGCGCATGTAGAGGGCCGCATCAACCTGGAGCCACACCCGCTCACCGCCACTGAGGAGCAAGCCGCATGAGCAATCAAGCCACCAAATTACTCTGGGCCGCGTTTCTGTTCGTCGCGCTGCTCGTCATGGGCCAACTATCGAAAAGCGAGGCGCAGGAAGAAGCCAAGTGGCTCACCAGCTACTGCACCGATGCCGCCATCTGGGCAGCAGAAGAAGCCCGCGGCGTACCGCTCAACCAACGAACCGGCCAGCCCGATTACAAGGGCATTGCCGAAGAGCAGTGCCCGGGAATGAAGCCCGCTGTGCCAGCACTTACCACACAACAACGACAAATGGCGTCGCAATGATCGACCAAGCCGCCTTCGACCGAATTTTCAATCAGCCAGCGCCCGCCAAGGGCGATGGTCAGAACAAGCAGGGAGACAAATAAATGTCCGTAACTCTGATTCATATCCACATTAGCGGGCCGGTGCAGTCAGGCAAAAGCGCCACCCTCGCGTCAATAAAATCAATGCTTGAAGGCCACGGCTACTGCGTTGGCATTCTCAACAGGCAAGAAAGAAAAAACCCGAGCGAGCCCATTGCAAGCGCGGCGCGGCACGAAAAGCCATCACTCGATAAGACCGTTTTCGTGCTAACTGAGGGAGGCGAGTGATATGTGGTTCAAACACCTACACCTCTACCGCCTTCACGCCGCCGTTGCAGTCACTGCCGAGCAGCTAGCCGAGCAAATGGCGTGCTATACCGCCAAGCCCCTGGGCAATGCCGATGCCCGCCGTATTGGCTGGGCAGCGCCAGCGGGTCGCTTGGGCGGTGGTCAACTGCTGCACGAGATCCAAGGTCACCGCCTCATCAGCGCCCTACGCCAAGAACGCCTACTGCCCGCCTCGGTGATCAAGGAGGAGGTGGAGGAGCGCGTTGCCGAGATCGAGGCCACCGAAGGCCGCAAGGTCACGCGTAAAGAGAAAACCGCGCTCAAGGAACAGGCCACCGAAGAGCTAATGCCCCGCGCTTTCGTGCGCAGCCAGAAAATAGACCTCTGGTGGGACACTGAGCGCAACATGATCGGCGTGAACACCAGCAGCCGGGCACGCGCTGAAGACGTACTAGACCTACTGCGCGAAACCCTGGGTAGCTTGAAGGCCACACCGCTGACCAGCCAAACGCTACCCATTCGCGCCATGACCACCTGGCTGGGTGATACCGCCTCACGCCCTGCCGATCTGCGGCTAGGCGACAACGTGGTGCTGAAAGCCAAGGGTGACGATGGCGTGGTACGTGGCCGCCAAGTGGATCTCGACAGCGACGAAATGCAGCAGCTGCTCGAAAGCGGCCGGCAAGCGTCTCAGCTCGCGCTCAGCATCGAAGGCCAGCTCTCTTTCATCCTGCATGACGACCTAGCCCTGAAGTCGTTGCGCTTCGGTGATGCACTGATTGAAGAAGCCGACCACGCCGACGATGGCGACGACGCCCTAGCCCGCCTGGAAACCGACTTCATCTTGATGGCGGGCAGCCTGCGCCAGAACGTCGAGCGCCTTCTTGAATGGCTCGGTGGCGAGACTGAGCGCCAGCCAGCAGCGGATAAAGGCGGGGCGCAGTCATGAGCGCCATTTACGTGAACGACCCCGCCAACGGCGAAAGCGTCACGCTCAGCGAGCTAGGCCGCCGCTACGGCCTCTCCCCCGCGTGCCTATCCCGACGCTACGAGCGCGGCTATCGCGGCAAAAAATTGGTCGAGCTAGTCAGCCGGGAAGAAGTGGCACGCGCCAAACACGCCGAATACCGCGAAAAGCTGGAGCGCCAGCAGCGGTTGATCGAAGCCAACAGCGCCGCACTTATGCAGCCGTTTAAGCATATTGCGCAGGCCAGCAAAATGGTGGGAGAAATCCAGCATGTCTAAAGAGCGCCCGATTTTATTCAACGCCGATATGGTCAACGCCATTTTGTCAGGCCGAAAAACGCAGACACGCAGGATCGTTAAGCCGACAAAAGACCGTAACGGCTCAGGCTGCCATCTTGCACCTTGCGAAATCGCTGGCGAAGTCAATGGCGGCGATTACGCATTATGCCCCTACGGCCAGCCCGGTGACCGGCTCTGGGTGCGTGAAAACTTCCTGTACTTGATGCACGGCGATGTAACTGCGGGCGACATTAAATACTGCGCAAGCATTGATAGTCGTTCAGCCGCCGGATCGAAAAATCCTGGTTACTGGTGGCGCAAGCGACCATCAATCCACATGCCCCGCTGGGCATCTCGCATCACGCTTGAAATCGTCAGCGTTCGCGTGGAGCGGCTGCGTGATATTAGCGAAGCGGATGCGATGGCCGAAGGCATTGAATTTCCAGAAAACGGCACCTACCGAGATTACGGCGTCAAGCCCGAAAACAACGAAGGCTACGACTATTGCAAAACCGCTGTCGATTCTTACCGCACCCTATGGGAGCAAATCAACGGCTCAGACAGTTGGGACGCCAACCCATGGGTATGGGTCGTTGAGTTCAAGCGCGTGGAGGCCTGCCAGTGAGCAATCTCAACCTCTTCGGCCATGAACTGGTCGTCGATAACTTCGCAGGTGGAGGCGGTGCGAGTGAGGGTATTGAGCAGGCGCTAGGCCGCCCAGTGGATCTCGCCATCAACCACGACGCCACCGCCATCGCCGTGCACACCGCAAACCACCCGGGCAGTGAGCACGCCGTGGCCGACGTGTGGGACATTGACCCCGAGCAAGCCACAAACGGCATGCCCGTGGGTCTGGCGTGGTTTAGCCCTGACTGCCGCCACCACAGCAAGGCCAAGGGCGGGCGCCCGGTCTCAAAGAGCGTGCGCGGCCTCGCCTGGGTTGCGGCGCGCTGGGCGGCAAAAGTGAAGCCCCGCGTTATCGTGCTGGAAAACGTCGAGGAGTTTCTCGACTGGGGCCCGCTGATCAAAGACTCGGACGGCAAAACGCGCCCCTGCCCCAATCGGAAGGGCCAGACGTTTAACGGGTTCGTGCGCGCACTGCGCCGCCACGGCTACCAGGTAGACTGGCGGATCCTCCGCGCCTGCGACTACGGCGCGCCCACCATCCGTAAGCGCCTATTTCTGATTGCCCGCCGTGACAGCCTGCCCATTGTTTGGCCGAAGCCGACCCACGCAGACCCTAAAGCCCCAGCCGTGCAGCGCCGCAAGCTGCAGCCGTGGCGCACTGCTGCCGAGTGTATCGATTGGTCGCTACCATGCCCCTCGATTTTCGGTCGAAAGAAACCGCTGGCCACCGCTACGCTAAACCGCATTGCCAAAGGCGTGATGCGCTTTGTTGTGGAGCATCAGCAGCCGTTTATCGTGAAGCTCAACCACACAGCGGCTTACTACACGCCGTTTCGTGGTCAGTCGCTGCTTGAGCCGCTTCAAACGATCACCGCCGCGCCGGGCTATGCGCTGGTAACACCCTTCATCACCGAGTGCGCCAACGCGAGCAGCCAGCGCAACATGGCCGCCGATGAGCCGCTGCGCACCCAGTGCGCGCAAGTCAAAGGCGGGCATTTCGCGGTGGTCTCCGCATTCCTAGCCAAGCACTACACCGGCGTCGTCGGTGCGGATCTGCGCGACCCGCTACCAACGGTCACCACCACCGACCATAACGCCCTGGTCAGCGCCTTCATGATCAACATGAAAGGCAGCCAGCGCAGCGCCAAAGATGCCCGGGAACCGCTGACGACGATCTGCGCCAGCACCACGCATGCCTATCTAACGGCGGCATTCCTAGCGCCGTATTACGGCAGCGGAGAAACAGGGCGCGACATTCGCCAGCCTGCGCCTACGGTCACAACGAAAGACCGCCTCCAGCTGGTAACGGTCATGATCGACGGCGAGCAATACGCCATCGTGGACATTGGCATGCGGATGCTGCAGCCGCATGAGCTGGCCAAAGCGCAGGGTTTCCCCGACCACTACCAGTTTGCCGAGATCGACGGCAAGCCGCTGGCGAAGCACAAGCAAGTACGCCTCATCGGCAACAGCGTCTGCCCACCGCTTGCCCGGGCCATCGTAGAAGCCAACTTCACACACGAACAGCGGTTTATGCCGCTAAGCGAGGTCGCGTGACCCAACCCACCCACACCCACCGCGAAAGCGGTGGGAAGTTTGCCGAGCTACAGCAACACCAGGGCACCGGCCCTCTACTGGAAGGGCAATGGCTTATCGTTTACGAAGACCTCGACAAGGGTATTCAGAGCGCCACTACCCAAGACGATTGGCTAAACCACTGGCGCCCGCTCCACCCAGATGACTGCCCCGTGTGCCTGGGCAGCGGTCACGACCACATCAAGGGCAACAAAGACCGCCCATGTGGGCACTGCTACGGCTTGGGAAAAGTGCGGTGCGACGGCGAAGCCGCTAGCGATCTATGGGAACTCGCCACGGTGGCCACCGGCATCATCGAGCGCCAGCAGGCAGAGCTACACCAACTGCGCCAGATCGCCAGCAACCCCGCCGTGCAAGCACTGCTCGAGCAGCAGCGTCAGCAGGCGATTGACGACAGCATGGCGCGCCAGGAACAGAAATGGCGTTCCGAGCAGGGTCACGGCCCCGCTGGACAGCGATATACAGGAGACTAACGACATGGCGAAACTTCTACCAATGAAGGCCGTTAGCGAACGGGTGGGCTATAGCGAAAGCAAGCTATACGCCATGATTCGAGAAGGGGAATTCCCGCCAGGGCGCAAGCTGGCCACTGGCGGGGTGCGGTGGCTAGAGTCAGACGTGGATGAATGGATCATGCACGCATTCTCGCAGGCACCAGAGGCGCGTCTGCGCCTTGCATGA